AATGAGAAGAGACTGGCGAGTGCCGCAAAACAAGCCGTCTATTACCGCAACTACCGACGAGCAAGAGATCGCGCCCTGGTGAAGCTGTCACAAGCCTACCCAGAGGCATACAAAGAATTGCTGGAGAAGGAAAAGGTGAGTGATGAGCAAGAAGGCAAAGCGTGGATTGATCTTGACGGTACTACTATCAGCCCTCGTATTACTGCACGTGCAAAGGCTAGGGGAATTACCTTTACCCAAGCCGATCCGAACCAAGGCAACGATGGAGGAAAAGCGTGAGAACAGGTCACTTATCGTTAGTTACTCAAGAGCACTCGGATACACCAAGCGTGAAACCAAATGCCTTGTCACCTTATGGACCCGTGAGAGCAGGCTTGACCACCTCGCCGACAACCCAGCTTCAACAGCTTACGGAATTGCTCAACTCCTTAGAGAACGTAGTCGAGAACCTGAATTACAAATCCTTCACGGTTTACGATACATTAACCATCGCTATTCAGGGAGTGCGTGTCGCGCTCTCAGACATAGTGACAGACGAAACTGGTACTGATATAGTTTGATCTGCTCATTTCTTCCGAGTAAGTGGAACCCTACTGCACCCTTCCGCGGTAGGGTTCTTTACTTATCCACCAGTACTGTAAAACCCTTTACCCTTAAAGGTAACGCCAGGTGAATCCCACTTACGGATCATACTTATGTGGCACACAAAGCAAGAAGGATCACGTGGGTCTTCGTGGATACTGCGTTCAATAGTTATCTCCCCATTGCATTCAGGGCAACGATAGTCATACTGCATTAGAGCTTTACCGCCTCTTCGATAGGTAGATAACCTACTAACTTACTGACCTTGTTAGAACGTGCGAACTCTGTTGTCGCTGGCATCCAATGACTTAACCATTCAGGTTCTGCAACATCCATCAGGTCAAAAGAAAAGACCCCTTCTGGAGTCGAGTTAATGTAGAAGGGAATGAGATCCCTTTCTGCTGCCTGCGTTATCAGCTTACGATACTTCATCTCTTCAATCAGCAAGGTGTCATAGTGTGTATGTCTACACTTGAGTTCTATGTAGTGACCAGCCATAACACTAATGCAATCAAAGGAGTCATAGATACCCTCAGACTTGGTAAGGTCTGGGTATAGGTTGTCCCTTAGATACTCAAATAAATCAATCTCTTTCATTGCCACGGGTTGTCACCACCCAAGCCATTCTGCACCTTACGTAATGCGCTGGTGCATCTACGATCTGCAGTAGAGATAGCACATTCTAATAAATGTGCTACTTGTTGTAAGGTAAGTCCTTCGTGGTAGCGCATACGAAGTATGGTCTGGTCTTCTACTTCTAACTTGAGATAGGAACGCTTGACATCAATCAGGGTAGCAAGCAGGTTGCCGCCTTCTGCTGGAACGCTAGGCTTTTTAGGTGAACCATCGTTGATAAGGTTCTGAGCCTGCTCTAATACTGTGTCATCAACAATAGATGCAATCACGTGAGGCAAGACCTGTGCGATCATAGCTGTATCGTAGAAGGCTTCATCACCTGTTCGATAGCCAGACTTAGATGCCTTCTCTTTGCGAGCATAACGTTCAGCAGAACGCTTCATCTGCCAAGCAATACGCTTCTCATTGATAACACGTTGAACTGCATTGGGTTCATTAAGCATCTCATCAAACTGTTTACCACGTGTTAATGCCCAAGCAAGACACTCTTGCAGTACATCATCTCTCTCTACATAGCCACGGAAGCGACGTGCTATTGCGCTTGCAACACTAGGTGCTATGTCATAGATAGATTTATGTAACTCAGTCATCATCCTGTACTTCTGGCCATACGCCATCGAGTACCATCATTGCAATCGCTGAGTAGTTAAGTAAGTCTAAGAATGAATCACGCAATGACTCGTTGCTAGGGCTAACGTTAGAATCAACAAGGTTATTAATGCGAGCTATCTTGTCCCACATACGTACACGCAGACCATTAAGTGGTCCACCTGGTGAATGAGCAATGTTCTTTGGGCCGTAGTCGTGGTGCTTACGTACCAATAGGTTGCCAGCTTGATCCATAATCCGCCAGACATCAGCAACGAACGCCTCATCTATCTTGCTGGGGTAGGACGGACTAACAAAGTCTCGGTTTCCATATTGATCTCTAGGATCTGGAAGCCCATATGCTGCAAAATCTGTACCATCTGTAGCCATTCGTCTCTACTCATCCTTCTGTCCTAGTAACAAAGCCTTCGTAGCATCTGCACCATTGGCCAGATAGAAGTCATTGATGTCCATTGATGGGGGTAATGTTACTATTGTACTATTTGTAACCTCTTGTGCGACACGCTTAGAGAACTCAGCTCCTGGATTAGTGCCATCTTCCTTGATGTCATTGTCACCAATAACAAAGATGTTGTCATAGCCAGTAAAGAGCTTGACAAAGTGTGGTTTCCAAGACTGTACTCCAGGTACACCTACTGCTGGTATGCCCACTAGACCAGACAAGATGACCGTATCTAATTCACCCTCACATACTGCAATGAAAGAGCTATCAATAGTTATATCACCTACATTATACAGGTGTGCCTTCTGACCCAATGGAGATCCATACTTGGGTTTGCCTTCATCTAGTCGTCTGAACTTAAAGCCTACACATAGTCCATTAGCTGTGATGTACGGTATGGAAAGCCAACCCCTGTGCATTTCGTGGCCATTAATTGGATCTGTTACAACACCCAACGAAAACTGTTGAGCAACAGCATCAGATATTCCACGTCCTTCGAGATAGTTTAGAGCCTCTTCGTTTATTGCCTGACTGTAATGGTTGGCCGCTTCCAGCAGTGATTTCGATTGCACGATTGAGGGCATCCTTGAACTCCAAATTCTCTATGTGCATAACAACATCTACTGAACTGCCACCTTTACCGCAGGTATGGCAGAAGTACAGGTTGTCATACGTATTCATTACAGCACTACGTCTACTATCTGTATGTATACAGCAACGAACTGCTGCTGACTTACCTTCTCTTACTTCTCCACCGTAATAGGAAACAATAGTTCCTATGGGGATTGAAGTTGCATCAACGGAGTGCTTTCGTTTGGACGCTTTACTAACCCTGGACCAGTCTTGTGCTGGCATACGCACCCCTTAAAATCACATTTGTCGTGCCAATTAGTAGCTCGCTTGTAATGAGCGAGTGTATTCTCTTCTCCTGCTTTACGACAGTTCTGGCAAATCATCTTCGTCTTCCTCTGTAGTTGAATCTTCAACTACTTCTTCTACTACTGGTACTAGGATCTCTGTTGTTGTTATTTCTCCACCTGGTACTGGCATTATTGTTTCTCCTTTATCCATTGTGCTAGGTCTTGAATGACCCAGGCTTGTTCTATTGGTGCGTTGCGACGCTTAACTACAACATAGGAAAGGGGAACTTCCCCAAGACCCCTAGCCTTTGCGTAGTTAAGCGCCTCAACCTGTGCTTCTCTCCAGAATTCAGGCAGGGAAAGGGTCTGCCTGTTCTTGAGTTCTAAGATAAAGGTTTCTCCAGATATGATAACAACCATATCACCTTCATCTTTTGCCCCAGCCTTAGTCAAACGTTCTGCCATAGCTCCCGCGTTACGTAGCCATTTCATAACATCTGTCTCAAACTGAGAACCCTTACGTCCATTTTTATTAGCCATTGAACACTAAACTTTCCATAGGATTAAGATATATAACTGGTACATACCAAGTCCTATCGTTATATTTCCATTCATCGCGTTTACATTCAGACCCAAGTTTCCAACCAATAGCTGTGTACTCAGGTCCTTTCCAGTCAGGTGCATTGCGTCGTGTCTTATGACATAGACCATCAGACATCAATACATACACAAGGTTATCATCATCTCTAGTTGAGTAACGCATTCCTCTTACTGGTGGAAACGAATAACGAATCTCTCCAAATCCTGGAATGTCAAGCTCTGACTTCCATTTGTTGTAGTGTGGAGTAAAGTCGTTCTTACCGACCATACGTGCAAATGCAAGCTCTGATCCTGCACAGACAACGTGCTGCCACGTTTCCCATAGGTCACCCTCTGAGTAATTAATGTTCTTCGTTGGGTCACCGAAGTATGGCTTCTGTCTTTGGTATCCAACTTCAACACAAGTGGCTTCCTCTTCTATTGTTAGAGCGTACTTAGACATTACCATATGCGATTCCTTCTGCATTAGAACGAAGATATGCTCTGCCTTGTGCATCATCATCACCTATTTGACAAGCACCAAAGTTTACAAACAGCGATGCCCATTGAGAAGCATCAGCATAGTGTGGACCAAATCGGTTCTTGACTGATGCGATACGCAATAGACCCTGCGACGGATCATAACCTAGTGTAAGTATCAACGCTGGTAACTGACTTACCTTGCCGTGGATAGCTCGTCTAGGTGGTGGCATCATAGGAGAACCATACTCTGATTGTTCTGATACGTGATGGAGTACTAAGACGCAAGCCTCTGTCTTACGTGCCATATCGTGCAACTCCATCATAATTGCACGTAGCCCTGCCCACTCATTGTCTGTCTCAGCAGATACATTCATTAGGTTATCTATGATAATCAATTGAGGTGCTACTCCATACAATTCAAAGTATGCCTTGATCTCCATCTCAATATCATCAAGAGACGGACTGGAGTCAAAGACCCATTGAATGTGTGATGTATTAGCTAAGTGTGCTGAATAATAATCAGATCTCTTATCTATGTTCTGTTCCACAGCCAACTGGCTATGTCCCGATAGGTGTGCAGCAGCTCGAATCATTACTGTCGCTGTATCTGTATCGGCGGAGAAGAAAAGCGTTGGCACCTGTGCTTTGATGGCATAGATCAGTGCGAACATTGACTTACCAGCGTTAGGTGCTGCAGCTACCATACATACTTGGCCACGACGAAACTTAATAGATTGCTTGACAAGATTTTTCCACACGTCAGGTAGTGGCGTAGCTTTGGTAGTTACTCCACTCCAAGCACGGGAAAGTTTAAGCACTCTTATCCTCTTCTAAAAATATGTTTCGTAGCCTACGAATTTTGCGTCGTTCACTACCTGTAAGTCCACCCCATATGCCGTGTTGTTCCTTGCGGATACCCCACTCTGCACACTCAGTAACGTGTTGACAGTTACGACAGATTGATTTTGCTGATGCGATATTGATGCGAGCTAACTTGCCTTCGTTTTCCTTTTCAGGAAAGAATAGATCGCCACCTACTTGAGCACATAAAGGAACCTCAAACTCGTGCGGTTCCCGCATTTGCTAGGCCCAGATAGTTGAGCACTTATCTGTTGCACCCTTTGGTGCAGCACACATCCAGCCCTTCCAAGGGCCACGAGCAGAAGTACCTGTACGGAAACTCATTACACCGTGCTTACAGCTTGGTGCTTGACCTTCAACAACAGCAGGTGCAGCAACAGGTGTTGCATTAAATGACTGCGCTATTGAATCAACAGTAGGTGCTGGTGTTCTACCACCGTTGAGTTCAGCATCGGTAGACTTGATGAGAGCTGAGACCATTGATAGATCAGTAAGACCTGCCTCTAGTTCCTTTACATCAGTTGCATAAAGATTAATAAGCGTTCCATTGTTTGTCTTGAAGTTTACTTGGAACTTTGTGTTTTCGTTTGCAGCCATTTACTTTCCTCCAGATTGTTTGATTGTTAACCGTAATGAATCTGCACCTTGCTTGGTTGGTACGAAACCAAGTTTAGCAAGTACTTCATCTTTGTCTACCGATGTTACTCCAGCTACCTTATTCCAACGAACTTGGATACCTGTATCTGTAATCCCAGCGATTCCTTCAAGAGCAGACTTTAGTGAGTCTTTTTCTTTTGTCAACTCTTTGATCTTCTCATCTAATTGTAGGTATTTCATCGCATTAGTTGAGGCATCCTTGTCTTGGATTAATACCTCTTCAGTTGCGATACGTTCTTTTTTTAGACCGACGCATCCTAACTGCCCACTTGCGTCATAGAACTTGCAGTAGAACTTGCAGTAGTTTTCTTCTCGCTCTGGCTCTGGTGCTGTATCTGATGCCTTGATAGCCTCTAGCCAACTCAGTGCCTCTAGTGCCATCGCTTCATCGTAATCTTCTGTATGAACTTTGACGTCTCGCTCATCACCATCACGTGCAATAGCGACAAGCGAGACACGCTTTACATCATAGCCATTCTTAGCTAGTAAATAGCCATAAGTCTGTACTTGCCAGCGTTGTTGTGTTGATGGGAAGTATGAAAGGTTACGCACCTTGCTTGTCTTCCAGTCAATAACATCGCCAGTACCTGGTACGAAACAGTCAATATGTGCTTTCATTCCGTTGTATTCAACAGCAGTTTCAATCATAACATCTGGATTATCTGCTAAAGCTCTTTCAATTTCTGCGTGGATAGCAGTACCCATAATGGCAGCGAGTTTCATTTCGTTATCATTAGTCTCTGGCTGATCGTTGAGTCGGTACCAAACTTTACGTCGGCAACCACCTAGTTCTGATGGTCCAATCTGTACCTGTGTAGATCTTGAACGCTTGGCATCACCTGCACGTAGTGCAGTCAGCAACAGTTCTTTAGGATCAGTCACTTGTTATACTTCCAATCCACCCACAAATCAAACGCTCTACCAATAACAACACCTATCAACAAACCGTGCGTATTAAACTCCATAGCTACATCCTTTCCTGTACTACCAACTGTAAAGGCTTGTTAGTATTAGAGTCAAGAACCGACGCTATCTCAACGGCTTTACGGGCGTGTCTCTTTGCATAATCTAATTCAACATTAGGTCTGATAACTGAATACAAGTAGCCAAGAGCAAGCTGGCCACCAGAACCAATGCCATACGCTCCGTGATTTGCTTGGAAAAAAGAGAGATCACAAGCAATACGAAAGATATTGCCGTTAAAAGCAATGAGATAATCGAAGCCACCATCTTTGTCCACCTTATTGTAGTCGTAGTTGTTGTCGTTAAATACTTTAATTAAACTAGGTATTACTTTCTTACCCATAAATTGCACTGGGTTCTCACCTCGATAGGCGGGAGGTTTCCAGTTATAGGAAAGGATATCTCCAGGTCGTGTATCACCTGAGATTCCAATGAGATACTTACCCACTTCAACAATCTTTGGCGTGGATGTAGCAATGGTGACTAGGTTATCTTCAGTGATCTGTGAGTCAGCTACTAGAACAGCGTAGTCAATTCCTTCTACTCCAACGATTGTGGTCATTGGGCAAGGCTACACCTAACGGCGTGTCGTTGCGTTAGCGACACCTACAATCGCTACCATATGAGCCGTGAGGCGAATTACTGTAATAGGGAGCGAAGCTCCTAGCGGTCAGTCTATGTGGTTCCGTCTACTCACCCTGCCTAGACTCTGGGGTAAACATACCCTTCCTAAGCCCTTCGGAGCCGATCTGAGGGGTTTAGGACCTATCCACGTATGTCCGTGTGGGTCGCAGGTATTTAACGTGATGTGCGCCTTTGAAGATAATGAACTTGTCTGGTGGTTCCTTGATGGTACTTGTACTAATTGTGGAAACCTAGTGACTGTTCCTTGTCCTGCTGACGCAGAATAAAACGGCATAAAAAAAGAAGCCCACCCCTTTCGGGGTGAGCCTCTTCGCCTCGCAGTTACTTATTACTTAGCTCCGCGTCCAAACTCTGTAGCCTTTGGATCCAATGCTTTTAGCAGTGGACCTGCAATAGCAGCTAGTCCTGCTGTTGCTAAAGCCTTTGGATCTGTTACGCCTGCAAGATACAAAGCGATGACTGATGCAACGCCAGCACGTAGGTACGTAGCCGCAATTGCTTTTAACTTGTTCTTATCCATTGTTACTCCTTTGGACTTGTTGGTTCTTTCTTTTTTGGTAAAGGCTTAACTGCTGCCTTAACCTTTCCGACAACCTTTGGCTTACCCAACCAAGGGAACCAAGGGGAAGTGTCGTCTCCACATCCTTCTTTGATCGAGATGTGAAGATGTTTGGTGTGCTTATTTGAACCTGTGTATTCACGGTCCCCTTCATTGGCACGATCTGCTGACCAGATCTTGCCCTGGAAAATAAGATACTTAACACGCTTGTCTGCTTTGAGTTCTTGAAATAAATTAACACAATCAATGCCACCCAACTTATCGTGGGTTAGGTCTACACCAAATCCAGTATTGTGATCTGAATTAGGATTCTGATGGATGTGTGTTGCTGATGGCAGTAGTCCATCTGATGCTTTCTTACGTGAAGGATATAGCGCCGTAGCTTGTCGAAGGACAGCAATAGCAGCAGGTGTAGCTCTC